TGGACGCCATATCGATATGATGACTATCATTACGATGCAGTATCCGTTAGGTATCACGCCAAACCTGCGAACGAACGTGGACTTTGTCTTTATTTTGCGTGAGAACATTCTCGGAAATCGCCGGCGTATCTACGAGAATTACGCAGGTATGTTTCCCAGCTTTGAGATGTTCTGCACCTTTATGGACCAATGCACGGAGAACTTCGAGTGTCTGGTTATCTGTAACAACGTGAACTCGAATAAGTTAGAAGATCAGGTGTTCTGGTACAAGGCTGCCGAACACCCGCCGTTTCACATGTGTGATGCGTCGTTATGGGCGAACAATCAGCCGTTTCATTCGGCTATCCTCGCCGCCGACCAGTGGAACCCCGCAAACAGCGGGAATAAGAAGACCCCTTCCGTGTGGGTGCGGAAGGACGGTGGCGGCGGTGGCGGTTCCTCCTAGTGCGACGACGGCCCCCGCGTCCGGGTCCGGATGCGGCATCGGCTTCCTCGCCCGGGTCTATCCCCAACGCCGCCGCTGCTGCCGCTTGGATCGCTCGCCGCTGTGCCATACTCGGTCGTCGTGGCCGAGCCCCGGGTGCCGCCGCAGGTGCCCCAGGTGCCGCAGGAGCAGGTGCTACCCGAGCCGCCGCAACAAGAACAAGAGGTGCGATAGCCGCCGCCGCAGGAGCCGCCGCCAGGACAAGTGCCGCCGGCCCCACTGCCGCCCCTGGATTGTTCAGACGTTCCACCCGTGCCGCTGCCGCTTGGTCAGCCTCCTCCTTTGATATGACCTCAATCAGCTTTCTGAGATAAAACACTGCGAAAATGAACAAAAACGTCCGGGTAATGATTTTTATAGCAGAAGCAGCAAGTGATTCGGGAGGGTCAAGAGCTTTCGTTAGTGTCGCCGCAAGTTTGGGATTGCCCATTATTTCGCGTACAAAGAAGTGCAGGGGCGTCGCGGGCATCGGAACGGCGGGCGGAATCTCTCCCTCCTCGGCATATGCTGCCTCGATGGCGGCTTCGTTTGGGACAAACACGAACGGCTGTGTCCCAAGAGGCACCGCAGGTTGAGCCAGATCTGTACGCATCAATGACTGAATTGATTGCGGTACCACCTCCTCTGCGACATCGTCCTCACCAGGTGCTTCACCGTAACGCCTGGGCGTTGTGAGTTGAGTATACACGCTTATGATCTTTGATGTAAGAGTTGCTGCAAGCGTCGCCGACCCAATCACAGTAATGTTTCCTGCGACAACCGTTAGAATCGTGCCCACTATAGACACACCCGCCCCCGCCACTATGGCAGTAGTCAATATGAGACTGGGTGTTGCAGACAGACCATCTATGATGACAAGTAACAATGCGTAGACACAGCACTTGAGGTACACTAACGGGGTAAGTACCCCTCCACGCATAGACCGCCAGGCCCTCTTAGACCCACCTTCCGTCGGAGGCGGTGTTTTGAGTTCTTCGAGTGTCTTGTCTATTTCGATAAGAATCTTCTCTGCTGCCTTTTTATGATTGTCCGGTAGCTTTGATAACACAAATGCCTGGAGAGACTTGAATGCTTCGTCGCGAACACCTTCACCGGGCTCAATCGGAACTGCCCACGTCTTTCCGAGCAGCGGTTTAAGTTTCCCGGATATCTCAACCTCAGTCAGCTGAGGTTTACCCTCAGCCGCCGCCGGTGCCGGTTCAGTAGGTGACAGAGTGCCATCTGGACCTGTGCGGCCTCCCCTTTTCAAACTACGACGGACCATTACTCACTCTCAACAATTTACTGCGTCACTCCCGAAGCAGACCCTCCGAAGGATGGACGGGCATGGACGCAGACGCCACGACATCCTCGAGCTGAGCCGCACCGCCCGTGTTGGCCCGGTTCACGCCCGCCGCCTCGAGAGCATTGGCCTTGCGACGACGCTCATTCTCGTCCTTCTGCTTCTTGATGGACTCCTCACGCTGGTCGGCAAAGAACATCTCCTTGTTGACCTCGTTCTCCTTGTACCGACGCATCAGCTCGTTCAGCTCCTTCTCGGCATACTCGACCTCCGGCATGAGATGCTCCGAGGGGTCCCACGGCAGCCACGCACCGACCTTGCCAATGTACAGGTTGTCCTTCGGGTAGCGACGCTGAAGCACCTTGGCGAACATCTGGGTCTCCTCGACCGACGCGAAGCAACGACGCACCTTGACGCCACGCATGTTCGTCTGGAACTCGACCTTGTTGTCATACATCTCCTGGAGGTCCTTCTCGTTCTTGAGCTGGAACACTGCGAACTGCTCCTTGACGTCCGTCGACTTCACATCGGCATTGTGGACCTTCGTGAACTCCTGGGCATCCTTGAAGAGGTCATCCACCTTGAGGCTGTACTTGGTCGCGAGGAAGGCCATGAACTTCTCCATGCCCTTGATCTTCCACTCGTAGTCCATCCACTCGATGAACTTCTCGAACATGAAGTGGTCCTTCTGCTTAATCACCTTCTCCGGGCTGATGAAGGAGATGATGCAGTACTTCTGAGTCGGGATCTCGCTATCCTCATCCAAATAGTCAATGTGCGTACCATCGTCCTCAGTCTTCGGAAGGGTGTGCGGTGTGCTAGGCATTTATTCTACACATCTTGTCTTGTGAAAATAGCAAATGTATGACCTCCTGACCACCGCACTCCTCTTCGTCCTCCTCACGCCCGGCGTCCTCCTCTCCCTCCCCAACAGTGCTCACGGTGACATCGTGACCGCCCTGGTGCACGCCCTCGTATTCTGGGTTGTTCTGCGTTTCCTGTCGGGGCTCGTCCCGTGGTGGGGTGTGTGGCTTGCCGCCGTTGCCATCATTGGATACAAGGTTTACACCCCGGCTTCGTCTGGCACGTAAAAATTGTCGCACGTTCTTAACAAATGTCTGATTCTAAGCCGAAGCCTACCTCGTCTGGTGTTGATATGAGCGACCTGCTTATGCGTTTAGTGAAGTACGCCCTTGAAGGCTTGGCGGTGGCCATTGCGGCGTATGTGCTGCCGGGCAAGACACTGAAGGTGTCGGAGGTTGGCATGATTGCCCTCGTCGCGACAGCCACGTTCGCCATCCTCGACATCTACGCCCCGAGTGTCGGTGCGTCGGCTCGCACGGGTGCTGGATTCGGCATTGGTGCCGGCCTGGTTGGTTTCCCCAGCGGGGGCCTGAAGATGTAAACCCTGCATACATATAAATGTGGTTCGTCGTTGCCGAATATCTCGGCACCCTCCTCTTGATCGGCGTCATTGCTCTGGTTGGAAATCCATTCGCCATCGGTGCTGCACTGACAGCGGCAATTCTCGCAGTGGGCAAGTACTCCGGTGGTCATTTCAATCCCGCTGTCACCCTGTGGGCACTGCTGAAGAAGAAGATCAGCACTGAACGGGCGGGTCTCCACATTGCTGCTCAGCTCGCCGCCGCCTTAACTATTTCGGTGTTTGCGTAACCATGTTGATAGAATTCACCACTGCCATTGTCACTGCACTCGTAACCAGTGTCGCATAACCGGACTGCGTGGTCTGGCCGATCGCGAGAAGCGTCGAACACACCGGACTCGCAGTTACAACCAGTCCCTTGAGAATGTCGCCGAACCCATGCGGCATGCACACCCAGTTGTGAGCCGCCATGCTTGTGTAGTGAACCCCGTAGTTGACCGCGACCCCAAGAAGAATCTTGCCCATGAGTTCCATTTACTCTTACCTTACATTCTACATACAATGAACCCCGTAATTCGTTTTCACAGCCGCTGGATGGAAATCCGTCCGAGGCCGTATGAACCCGAACGCATGACCACGGATATCGCGTGGTTACAGATGAAGGAGGACATTGGTCCCGAGGAGGCCTATCGCATCTGGTATGAAAAGCAACGTAGAATTTCTCGCTTCTTTCAACAATGTGGGTCCAAGTCGCTCTCCTCGTCCTCTTCTTCGCAATAGTCTATCGCTTCTGGAAAACGCAGCCGAAGCGGGAGATTAAGGGGAACACCGCTCGACTGTACTTCTTCTACACAACCTGGTGCGGCCACTCAAAGAAGGCCATGCCGGAATGGGAGAATATTGAGGCAGACTTGAAGACGTCGCCAGTGTTTGGCAAGACCACAGTTGAAGCCGTCGGTGTCGATGCCGAGAAGGACCCCAAGACCGCGTCGCTGTACGAGGTGGCCGGATACCCAACCATCAAGCTGGAAACCTCAAGCGGTATCTACGACTTCGATCAAGCCGTCACCCACGACAATGTTATGGAGTTCCTTCGCCGCACGCTTGGAAAGGAACCGCATCGCCTGTGAGTAGCCCGCTTCAATCATGCGAAATTTATCCTCGTCCTTCAACTCGTCAAGCAAATAGATTCCGTCGATATTGAGATTCACCGCATCGGCATGGACGCGGACTGAACGCAGTCCCGCCCAGAGTGTGCGAATCATATCAAACACCGAAATGGATTCGAGTGTGGAGGGAAAGATGGACTGTTTGATGTGAGCAATGTCCAGCACCAAGGTTCCCTTGGGCACGGCATCGTACATGTTCTCCGCGTAGATGCCGCCGTCCAAATACAGTTGGTTGTGAATGACCTGCGGGTGAAAGATAAAGGGCAGACAGCACGACGCCTTCATCGCGGCCAACAGCGAGATATTGCCGGTTAGCAACGTGGGCCGCTGTGTCGTGATATTCGATGCGAGAAGATACAGCTTCTGCGGTGTGTCGGAAATCATCTTTCCACGCAGGTCAATACCTACAGAATCAAAAATCTTCAGAAACAGCTCTTCCATCAAGTCCTGCGTAAACAGTCCCTTCTTCTGCATGAAGGCGAGAATCGTCGCATACCGAAACGAGGGGAGAAACGCGGAGGTATTGACATATTTCATGCACACCTCTTCTGCCTGCTTGTACGTCAACCCAAAGGCCACGCCGGTGGCAATCACCGCCCCTACCGAACATCCGTAGACACCGTCAGGAAAGTTCAGATTGCCTTGCGTTTCCTCAACCGCCTTCAATGCCCCCAAAATGAGGAACCCGCGAATCCCACCTCCGCCAAGTCCAATCGAGCGGAACATTCTAGTAGTCAGAAGTAAGCATGTTGAAAGCCAGAGACGTTATCCAGGAACAGGAGAACCAGCGAGAACGTCGCATGTCCGCTATGCGTCCAGTGTTGGCCCAAATCTACGCACAAATCAAGAAGCAGGCCATTCACTCGCCTGACGCACCGTACATTGTCTTTGATATCCCCAAGTTCGTCTTTGGGTACCCACTCTTCAAATTAAGCGAAGCCCGTGAATATCTGTTAGCCACGCTCACTGAGTCTGGATTCAGCGTATGGCCGGTCAATGATGATTACCTGCTTATCACATGGGCCAAGCAGCAGATGAACCGCGGCCGTCCGAGTTTGTTGACGCAGTATCGCCCAATGCCATATGATCCAATCATGCTCGCAAGCATGAATATGAATCCCAACTAGAAGCAATGAGCGTCGTCGACCCTGTGCTTCTTGCGACAAGCATGTTGTTCATATTCCCCACATGGGCAGCGTATCACCGTAAGAAGTGGGCAGGCGTGTTCTGTGCCGGCGGTGTTGCCATTTGTTCATTTATCTACCACATCGACCACAACCCAGTCGCCCGGTCTCTTGATGTGTTCTTCGTATTGGCCTACCACTTTATTGGGTTGACGTATGCATACTATCTCGGCCTGAATGCGTTCCTGCTCATTGGGATTCAGCTTGTGCTTGGCTACTACATCTACTCGCTTCCGGGTACAACGGAGGATACACGCAATCCTCGAGACGTTCTCATTCATGCATTCTACCACGCCCTCAGTGCGTTGGAGGGATACTTGATCATGACGGAAGCGATTCGTGGATAAACACAATGAAAGAGCCTGAGTTAGTCGCATCTGGGTTCGCATTCTTGGCCCCCGCCTATGTCGCCTGGACAGGTGGTCAGACCGTGAGTGCGGCAGCATTAGCCATTCTTGCGATAACGTCATCTATCTGGCACACCATTCACCAAGAGTGGTTTCGACCGGTTGACTTTCTCGCCATGCTAAGCGTACTCGTATTGGAGCTCATGAATTCGATGAGAGCAGGTGTCGACGGAGTTGTGTTGGCCATTTTGATCTGCACATACGGACTCATTTCCTATTATTGGGGATATGTTGACAAGACCTTCTGCTTTGGCGAAACACGGGCTCGTCAGATGACCTCCCATGCGTTGGTTCACATCCTTGCAGCCATTGCCATCACTCTGAATTTGTGGAAAATTCAAGAAAACGAAAAGTCATCTTCACACACTGAACCATCCTCATGAACTGCGACCATGCCGACACTACGTGTGCTGATGGTGAGCGCGTTTGCACAATTTGTGGAACGATTCTGGGTAGCATCGTTGACGAAGGTGCAGAATGGCGAATCTACTCCAACACCGAGGATGACCCCTCCCGCACCGGTGGTGTCACAAACGAACTCCTCCCAGATTCATCCTACGGTTCAATGATGATGCGTCGCCGCATCCCCGGACAGTCGGAGGAGTCCAAGACCATTGCGAAACTGTCATCGTGGTCGTTCTCGAGCCACGGTGAGCGTTCGTGGATGGGTATCTTTGATGCGATTCAGGCTTCGTGTTCTCGCATTGGGTTGCCCAAGGCCATTATTCACGATGCGTGTGCTCTGTTCAAGCAGATCGAGGATGCCCGCAAGTCACGAGGAGAGACTCGCAGGGCCCTGATGGCAGGTTCAGTGTTCACAGCCTGTCGTCAGCACAATGCGACGCGAACCCACGAGGAGGTGGCGGCACTCTTCCACGTCTCAATCCGTGCCATGTGCAAGGGATTGAGCCGATTTGAAGGCGAGGTCTCGTCGGTCCTGAATACACAGTTGGGGATTGCCGAGCGTATCTGTGCTGACTTGGGTGTCGGAGACGATGACCGCGACGCCATTCTACTGCTATTGAACAAGCTGCCCGAGATGGAACATACGCCCAAGACCATTGTCGCTGGCGTGATTTCCCATGTGCTGGGTGGTCGGCTGACGGAAGTGTCAGCGGCGTCGGGCGTCTCCTCCGTCTCGATTCGCAAGATGACAGAGAAGCTTATCCGATAGGGAAGAAGGTGACATTGTAGAAAAGGTAAGCACTTCCTGTGAAGCTGTTTGAAATGGTGATATTCGCATTGGCCACGACGACAGAGAAGTTACTCTCACCGCTTGTCATGATGTTACTTTTCGACCAAACCACGTTACTCACGTAATTTGTTACTAGGTAGGACGCACTGTATACGTATGCGGGCGACGTCGCACTGCTATACGCGAACACCGTCACAAGTCCGTTATTTTTCAGTGGGATTGAGGTAGTGGCACCTGAACCAAGGTTCACACCACCCACACCACTCTGAGCAGAGTAATATCCGGCCGCAGACACCTGACTGGAAACAACGACACTCGACGCCAATACACTTCCTCCCACATTGAGCGTCATGGTGCCACCGGCTACCGAGTTGACGTTCACAATCGAGTTTGATGCCACAGCACCCCCGCCATCGCCCGTATCAAAGTAGTTGGACAGAGTTATCTGACCGTATCCATCCTGTGACCTGAACCCTCCGACCACATCGAGTGTATATCCCTGATTCGGGTCGCATCCAATCGACAATCCATTCTGAACTCGCATCCATTTGGACACATCCAATGTGAGGTTCGGAACAGTATTCGAAATGAGAGAGTTGCCAATCCCGGCGTTGCAGACATTCGCATTCGTATTGGTGCTTCCGATGGACACAACACCTGTCGAAAAGCTTCCGGCAATGAGAACGGTGTTAGAGGACCCAACCATGAAGAGGTTACTCGCATTCGAGAAGCTGGGGTTGGGCGTTACCGCGTCTACAAGCGTATACCCGGGGATAGTCGACAAGTTGACTCCGTTTCCAATGAGTACGTTCGAAGACCCAATCATGCCGATTCCGTTGGACGAACCAATGAAGATGTTTGAATTACCAATCCCCCCGGCGTTTCCACCGATACAAATCGTGTTGCTGATGTTTGACAATGAAATAGAGTTTGAGGTACCAATGAGGATGGTGTTGGACACATTCGAGTTAGATAGACCTGCGGATGCTCCTATGACAATCGTATTGCAGATGGACTTTGCAACGCCTCCCGCTTGGAAGCCAACAAACTCAGAGTTGGAAGAACTGGATATAGCGGCCGCAGCTCCAATTCCGACAGCCGTATTGCCAGCCGTATTACATGTAGCGGCAAATGCGGGCAAATTACCCGTATTGTTCCCAAGGTATACGTTGTTACTGCTATCGCCCGCATAGATAACACCGAACCTCGCAGTGTTCACCGTCAATGTATCGACATTTGACATATTGAACTGCGTGGAAAACGCTCCCGTATTGGAGTTCCACGTATACACGGGTCGGAATACATAGGGTAAATACGACTGAACGTTGGTCGTACTGCTCATTGTGATATCAACATACTTTCTCGTTTAGGCACTTTTCGTGTGGTATAGTAATGGCACTTTTCCCCATCAAGCAGTCCGAGCAGCACCTGTTTCGCATGTACAAGCAGAGTGTCGCGGTCTTCTGGACGCCGGAGGAGATTGACTTTTCGAAGGACCTTGCCGATTGGGCCAAGCTGACTCCGGATGAGAAGCACTTTGTGACCTATATTCTTGCCTTCTTTGCGGGGTCGGATGGAATCGTCCAGGAGAACCTGGCTTCTCGGTTCCAGCGGGAGGTGAGTTCACAGACAGTGAAGCTCTTCTACTCGTTTCAGAATGCGATGGAGGGTATTCACTCGGAGACATACTCACTTTTGATTGATACGTATGTCAAGGACGAGGTCGAGAAGGCGAAGCTGTTCGACGGCATCAATACGATCGCTTGCATTGGCAAGAAGGCTCAGTGGGCCCAGAAGTGGATCGAGTCGGCCGACGACTTCCAGACACGCCTGGTTGCCTTTGCCTGCGTGGAGGGCATCTTCTTCTCGGGTGCGTTCTGCTCGATTTACTGGCTGAAGAAGCGGGGTCTCATGCCCGGCCTGACCTTTTCTAACGAGCTGATTTCTCGCGATGAGGGCCTCCACACCCAGTTCGCAGTTGCTCTGTACCACACGCTGGAGCCGCGTCCGGCTGCCCTCATTCAGACCATCATCAAGGAGGCGGTGGAGCTGGAGAAGGAGTTCATCTGCGAGGCCCTGTCGTGCTCGCTGATTGGCATGAATGCGAAGATGATGAGTCAGTACATTGAGTTTGTGGCCGATCGTCTTGCTGTGCAGCTGGGAGTTCCCAAGGTGTACGGTACGACGAATCCGTTTGACTTTATGGATTTGATTAGCTTGGAGGGCAAGACTAACTTCTTCGAGAAGAAGGTGTCAGACTATTCGCGTCCCATGGGAAATGACGCCGTGCGGTTTGATGAGGAGTTCTAGTCCGACGTGTACAGAATGTTGCCATAGGGCGGCTCCAGCTTCAGAGGCCGCTCAGGGAGCTGGGACGACTCAAACCTCTCGCGGGAGAAGAACGCAATCACCAGACACACAAGCAGGAACATACCGGCGTACTTGAACCAGACACGCATTGTGTTGAGAGTGGAAGATTTCTTGTGCGTATATAATGGCTCTCGACGAATACTTTGCTAGGATGATTGCGAAGTTCGGTAGCGTAGAGGAACTAGCAGAGGACTTTCTGACAAAAGAAACGGTAGAGAAGATTCTTGCGATGCAAGATGGTCCTGGCAAAGACGCAGCAAAGACGGGTGCTCTCGTCATTCTTCCTGAAATGAAGAACCGTGTCGGGAATGGCGAACTGAAACAGCGTATTCAGAACGCAATCGATAAACTGTCTGGAAACGTAGCGGGTGCTCCTGCCGCGGGTGGATCGGTAAAGAAGCGTACTACTCGTAAACGTCACACAATCCGTGGACGGCGTCGTCGGTTTCCCAGCCGTCGCGGGGGGGTTTACCGACGGCAGTGACGGCGAGTGCTGCGACGATGACGACGGCGGCGTGTCTTACGGCGACGACCGCCTTTCGGTAGACTCTCTTCGAACAGTTTCTCCGCACGTGCCTCAACGATTTTATCATCGATGAACGTATCGCCATTGGCCCCAGTTTGCACTTTGTCGGGCTGTTCGCTTGTGATTTTTTCAATCGCCCACCTTCTCCACCTGAGCTTCTGGGCGTCTGTGAGAGAGCCCCACGTTGGGAGGGGGTGAACCATGGCACTGTTCTTATCCCCCATTTACTAGTACAGCAGCGTATTTCCTGCCGGAGTCGTAAACTGATGGTCACCCGACGACGACGGGGTCGTGGGCGGAAGCTTCACCGGCTTCGCGGCCTGAGCCGTCATGGACGCAACTAATGCAAACGCGAGCAGTGCCAGCAGAACGTAGAGAATACGAGACATTTGTTAATGTCTGCTATTCTTTCCTGTGGCTCGTTCCACTTTCAGTAATCCAGTCGCAAGGCAATACAAATGGAGTCGTTTGTTCCTTCGTTTGATCCTCTCATCGGTGCGGTTGCTCTTCTCGGCACGCTCGTCTTCGGACTCATCGGTGCCGTGGCCTGGCTCTACTGGCAGCAGTCGAAGCTCTTTACGAATATGAACAGCATTGTCGCGGCCTTCTCGGAGCTGATGCAACAGCAGCAGGCCGTACCGCCACCGCAACCTGCTCCCGAGCCGGAGCCCGAGCCCGAGCTGGAGGACGACCGTGCGTCAGTGGAGTCCGAGAAGGTTGCCGCCCCCGAAGTGGTTGACGGTCCGCCGGGTCCGCTGGATACCGACACGCTCGAGGCTAAGACGAAGAAGGAGCTGCAGGAGATCCTGACGAAGCGGGGGATCCCGTTTGGGAAGGCGGACTCGAAGACGGTGCTGGTGTCGCTGTTAAAGGCGACGGCATAGGTCGTCGCAGCCAACTTAACCTGAACGGCTGAACGGGTACGTTTGAAGTGCAGTCACAGGGCATTTATAGATACTAAGAGCAAACATCTAATGAAAGTGGTCAGCTTTGATCCGGGACTCAGGAACCTCGCCTATTGCGTGATTGAAGGAACCACGCGTGCGGACGTTCGCATCGTAGACTGGAACATCATTGACGTGCTCGGAGAGGCGGCTGGCGTCGGAGCTGTCAAGTGCCACAAATGTGCGACAGCTGCGAGATATGAACATGCCTCCAACGGGACATTCGCGTGTGCACGCCATGTCCCGAAGAAGCAGAAGAAGGTAACCAAAGTTGAGTTA